AACACTTATAGTATCAGATGCTACTTTTGTACTGAACTTACCAATTATTAATGCAACTACACCCGATGATACAACAAACCCTAACCAATTAAACAATACAGGAATGGCGTTTGAAATCTTTTTTAATGCAGATATGTCAGGTGGTAATACAGTAACATTAAATACTGGACAAGCTACTGATAAATTTTATGGTTCAGCTATGTATGTAGATGATGGTGGAGGGGCTCAAGAAACTTTCCCTGCTGTTGCAGCTACTACAATGGTGATTGATGCAACTACTAGAGCAGGTGAGTATGGCTCATTAATTAGATGTAAAGCAATTACAGGTGCTGGAGCTAATGGAGTATGGTTTGTAGAAGCAATACTTGTTAATCCAAATGTTGCTGCACCAGCAGTTACACCATTCGCTTAATATAGGAGAAAAGACATGGCTTTAACAACAGATATATGGGCCGTCACTCCTAGTTTTTCAGCTGGGTTATATCGAGCAGGTGCCGCTATTTCTGGCGCAGGAGATATAACACTACTTACTAATCAGCCTCTAGATAATGGGGCTGGTTATCAAATTCTATTTACTTGTGCAGGCGATGCAACTGCTGCTACATTTACTATTACTGGATACAAGGTTGGGGATCTAACTCAATCAGTAACCACTGAAACTGTAGCTGGCGTTGATGCAACCACTGCAACTTCCACAAACTATTATTCTAGAGTTACTAGCATTTCTTCCGATGCAGCTGTAGCAACCAATGTAAGTATTGGTAATGCTATTGCTGATGGAACTGCTTTACCAAGAGCAAGAATGAAAGGATTTTATTTTGTAGGTTCTGCAGGAGCAGGTAGTGTTACATTAACCTTAAATGGTAATGCAGCATCCGATAGAGTTTTATTAAGTATAGCTACTCCAGCTGCAGTCGAGTCACAACAAATGGCTTTACCCGGTGATGGAATTTTAATTAACGGAAATGATGCACTTGCATCGTTTGGGGTATTAACTCAAACAGCTGCAGTTACGTCATTAACGGTATTCTGTGGATAAACTATGGACGACAACCCTAAACCCAATGAAGAACCTCAAGAAACTCAATCAAATAAAGAGCGACTTGAGGAACTTCGTAAATGGTTTGAGGCACAAACGGATTGCGTATAATGGCAACTCAAAAAAAACGGGGAATGGGTATAAAGACTTCTGTTAAGTCTGGTAATTTTAGAAAGACTAAATCAGGCGCGGGAATGACAAAGAAAGGCGTAAAAGCTTATCGAGCAGCAAACCCAGGCAGTAAGTTAAAAACAGCAGTAACAGGAAAGGTTAAAAAAGGTTCTAAAGATGCAAAACGACGTAAATCATTTTGTGCAAGATCGGCAGGACAAATGAAGAAATTTCCTAAAGCAGCTAAAAATCCTAATTCTAGACTTAGACAAGCAAGAAAAAGATGGAAATGTTAAAAATGGATGATTCGACAAAACACTTATTAGACTTCGCGTCTATATTTACAGCGGTAGGAACTTTATTATCATGGCTTCCTCACTTAGCTGCACTATTTACAATTGTATGGACGGGTATTAGAATTTGGGAAACCAAAACCATCCAAAGAATGAGAAGTAATAAAACTAAAACTATAGTGCCAAAGGTTGTAAAACGAAAACCTGAAGCAAGTAGTAATAGGGTAAAGAAGTAAATGCCCGCCGTAAGTAAGAAGCAACAAAAGTTTATGCAAGCTGTGGCTAACAACCCTAAGTTTGCTAAAAAAGTAGGTGTTAAACAATCAATCGGACGAGAGTTCACTAAGGAGAAAGACATGAAAAAAGCAGTAAAGAAAATGAGAATGGGTGGAATGGCAGACCGTGAAGGTCGAGCTATGGCAGCTGGACGTTATGCTGCTGACCCAATGATGATGGCGGATGCACGTGGTCGCGCTATGATGAAGAAAGGTGGTAAGGTTAAAAAAATGAGAAAAGGTGGTAACACTTCTCGTATGAATGAGCTTGAAGAATTAGGTCGCGTTGACGCAGAAAAAGGCTACACTGCTAAAGGCAAAAGAAATCTTCGAGACGAAAAGAAACGTGTAGTAAGAGAAATTGAAAACAAAAAAGCTGGCGGTAAAGTAAAAGGTTATAAAGCTGGCGGTATGATGGCTGATAAAGAAGGTCGTGCATTAGCTAAAAACAAACGCGGTATGTCTGCAGCTAAAATGGCAGATGCTAGAGGTAGAGCTATGAAAAATGGTGGTGCTACTATGAAAGCTAAAGGCAAAGGTACACAAGGTTACAATGCTAGACTTGATGAATCATTAGGTATGAGAACAGGCAAAGCTTCAACTAAATCTCAATCATATAAATCTCGTAGAGATGAATCTAAAGGTGCTAAAAAAGCTGCAGGTAAAAGAGCTTATTCAGGTAATCGTTCATCAGCACAAGGTTCAGCATCTAAACGAGCAGACGGTATTGCTCAAAAAGGCCATACACGTGGTCGTATAAGATAAGGAGAACTGAAATGGTTGCAATGGTACGTAAATTAATCCGAGGAAGAACGGCTGCAGGTAAAAGGGCAGATAAAAGAGCGTCTACTCCTAGAGCTAAAGCGGCTAAAGAAAGACGAGAAAGAAAGCTAAATACTAAAAGGTATAGAAATGTACCAGTTAAAAAAGCTACTAAACCTAAAGGGCCTAAACCTCCTACACCTACACCACCTACAACTAAAGACGGTGCAAGAAAACTTTTAAAAAGATTTGGTGTGCCTGGAGCAATTATAGCTGGGGTATTAGCTACTCGTGATACAAAAAAAGCGACAACTAAAAAAGAAGCTAAAAAAGAAGCTAAAAAAGAAACACCAATGAAAAGAAGATTTAGAGCTGGACCAACAGCCGGATCAGGTTTAGGTAGTCAAAGAAGGTCAGGTACTTTACGTGGAAAAAATGTGGTAGCCAATCCACCTAAGCGTAAAAATAAAGATACTGCTAAAAAACCTAGAAGACCGAGTCGTCCAAGTATGACAGGATTTAGAAAATAAATGAGGGCTTCTCGTGGAATGGGGGCTATACTACCAAGCAAATGCTGCAGTAAAGTATTATCACGCCCCTCTACTGTTAACAAAAAAAGGACAACTAGATGTCGACCAAGAAAAAGAAGTTAAATATTAAAAAAGCAATTAAAAAACCGGGATCATTAAGAAAATCTTTAGGTATTAAAAAAGGACAAAAAATCCCAGCTAGAACTTTAAACAAAGCTGCTAAAGCTCCGGGTAAATTAGGACAAAGAGCACGATTTGCTAAAACACTTAGAGGATTAGGTAGAGGAAGATGATAAAGTCTAGAGGTATGGGAAGAGCACTTCCTTTAAAACATAAAAAGAAGCTTAAGAAAGTTATAAAAGGTTTAAAAAAAGCTTCTAAAACTCACGCTAAACAAGCTAAGACTCTTGAGTCTCTTAAGTTAAAAAAAGGTGGCGCCGTAAAAGACGCGTGTTATCATAAAGTTAAAGCAAGCTATAAAGTTTTTCCAAGTGCTTATGCGTCTGGTGCTATTGCTAAATGTAGAAAAAAGAAAGCAGGTAAATAATGGCAGTTCGAAAGACAGCTAAAGGAGCCGCTTTAAAACGTTGGTTCAAAGAAGATTGGAAAGATGTACGAACAGGAAAAGCATGTGGACGTAAAGAAGGAGAAAGTCGTGGTACTCCATATTGCCGACCGAGTAAACGAGTATCAAGTAAAACTCCAAAAACATCTGGAGAAATGACAGCAGCACAAAAGAAGTCTAGGATTGCTCAAAAGAAAAGTCTTGGACAACCAGCGGGTAAACCACGTAGAGTGGCTTCCCTTACAAGGAGAAAGACAATGAAAAAAGGTGGTATGTTAAAAGCAGTACCCGAAGATAAGAAAAAAAGCTTAGGTAAATTACCTATGCCAGTCCGTAACAAAATGGGCTTTATGAAAGAAGGCGGAAAAGTTTTTAAATCTCATATGATGTATGATAAGAAAACAGGGAAAGCTGTAAAAGCGCCTACTAAAGCTAAACACTTAGAATTAAAAGATAAAGGCTATGGTCATACTAAACCTAAAAAAATGAAAGCAGGCGGTTTAGTAGATCGACAATATCTTAAAGGTAAATAATAATGGCTACCACAAATACACATAATTTTAATTTAGATTTAAACTTACTGGTTGAAGAAGCATTTGAAAGATGCGGAGCAGAGTTAAGAACAGGATATGATTTAAGAACAGCTACTCGTAGCTTAAACTTATTAACTATTGAATGGGCTAACCGTGGAATTAACTTATGGACAGTAGAACAAGGGTCTATTGCATTAGTTGCCGGGACAGCTACTTATAATTTGCCCGCGACTACCATCGACCTCATGAGTCAAGTCATAAGAACTGGGACGGGAACGACTCAGTCTGACATAGCTATCACTAGGGTGTCAAATCCTACTTATGCCTCTATCCCAAGTAAGAATGACACGGGCAGACCGATACAAATTTATCTTGATCGACAAGCAGAAATTCCAACAGTGACTATGTGGCCTATTCCTAATGACGCAAGTTATACATTTGTGTATTGGTATTTAAAAAGAATAGATGATGCAGGCACTGGAGTAAATACACAGCACATACCGTTTAGATTTTTACCTTGTATGGTAGCTGGGCTTGCTTACTATTTATCTATAAAGATACCAGAAGCAGCACCAAGAATACCAATGTTAAAACAAGAATATGAAGAGCAGTGGCTACTCGCTTCTACTGAAGATCGAGAAAAAGCTACATTAACTATTTCACCAAGAACCTCATATGTCTGATAAAAAGAAAAAAAGAAAGTCGTCGTTAAGAATTGAAGGCGGCGGTAGTCGAAGAAAAGGCACCATAGGAGCTGGCGGACGTGCAACAGCACGACTTCCTATTTCAGAAAGAGTAACTTTAGAACCTTATGTACAAGGATGGGCAGCTAAAGGACCCTGGGGAGATGACGGCGCTGTGACTGGTTATGGAGGGACTCTTACTTACGAGTTTAAAGAAGGTGGTATGGTAATTAAAGACAGACAATATTTAAAGGGGAAATAAAATGGTTGCAGCATTAAAGGCATTAAAGCCACTAACAAAAAAAGTATTAAAGCCACTAACAAAAAAAATAGTGGATAAATTAAGAAAAAATCCAGAAGACCTTACTAGAGCAGAAAGAAAAGCTGTGCGCGATCACCAAAGATCAAGAGGTAAAACTTATATTGATAAAGATGGTATTAAAGTAACTAAATATCCATATATGGGGGAAGCGGGACAGGCGGTTGCAAAAAGACCTAAATTTAAAATTCCAGGTATGAAAAAAGGTGGGGGGGTTAAAAAACTTCTAAAAGACATAGATAAAAAAACACGTAGAGAAGAAGAAGAGTTTCAAAAAAACACAAAAAGGTTGTTGAATAAAGAAGATAAAAAAACACGTAGAGAAGAAGAAGAGTTTCAAAAAAACACAAAAAGGTTGTTGAATAAAGAAGATAAAAAAACACGTAGAGAAGAAGAAGAG